TTTTGATGGTAAGTGTGAGGGTGGTTTGGATTGTGCCGTGGTACCCGCCTGGGCGGGTGACCATCACCAGTGATGCGTTTTTGTTATCGAGCGTGGTTGTCGCCTGGGCGGAGTGGTCGTTGGTGGTGAGCTGATAGCACGCCTGGGCGGAGATGGGGGCGGGCATGATTTTCCTTTCAGCCCCCGGAGGGGGCATTGGGTTGTGATAGGTTTTGGTTACAGGTTTTCGGCTAGGTAGCCGAGTTCTTCTCGCCAATCGGCACCGAAGAATTGGGGCATTTTTTCAGGATTTTTATAGGAATTCCATTCCCCCTCAGGGGTGGTGATGGTGATGGTGTGTCCCCAGGGGGCGATTGCGATGCTGACTTCGGTGTGCCCCTTATCAGAGGGGTCTAAAACCGCTTTGCGCTGCTCAGTGACCCCTTTTGGTGGGTTGGTGACCAAAATCGGGAAGCGAATTTCTTCAATGCTGACTGGGTAGCACCCATCAAAGTCAGGGAGGTCTGACCACTCTAGGGCGTGTTCTTGTGCAAACTCATATGCAAAACGCTTGGGGTCTTCGGTGCCAAAAAGCGCTTTGAAAAGCTGGTCATGGCCCCGGTAGTCTGAAAAGTAGACCTTATCGGTGCTGGTCACGACACTAACGCAGGCGTAGGGGGCGAGGGCTTCATGATCTAGGCAACAACGAACTTGAATTGTGGCCGAGGTCTCGTTTTGGAAAATATTATGGGTCATGGCGCTACCGCGGAGGTACGGAATCAGCTGGGCACGGGTGACCTGAATTTTCGTTACCAAGTCGTTATCGTCGTCGTGGTCCCAGTCGAGGTTGTAGATGTTGAATAGTGGTTGGGTTTGGTTATCATTGCGCATGGTTTCCATGGCAAAATCCTTTCGATAGGATCGAGTGATGAGTGATAGTGACGTCCACCTATGGGTTGGTGGGCACCCCACCACCCTCCACCAAGCGGAGGGGGCAAAAGTTTTTAGTTATCGACGTACTATCGGTTCATAGGTTTCAATAAATTTTTCGACATCTTCGATCATGCGCCATACTGTAACCGAACAGTAATCAATGATAGGGTTCACGAATAATTCTTCAAGGGCACCAGCACGCCGACCGTGTTCAATCATGGGTAGTAGCTGGTCTTTTAGGGCTTCCACCCCCCAATAGCCGCTACTTGCGTAGGGGTCTTCCTTGACAGCTTGCATCAGATTCATAGCCTCAAAATATAAGTTTTGGGTTTTCCGCAGGGCGACTTCGGCATAGCCAATCGCGGCTTCGAGAGTGTAGTAGGACATGTGATTTTTCCTTTCAGCGAATGCAGCGGGTTAGAAGCAGCCAATCCAATTGGATAGTAGCATCTCTGCTTGTTCTACCATGTCTGATGATTTGCAGTATGCACGGTCAAAAAGCTTTTGGCTGGGGTACCGGAATGTGATTTCGGCAACATACCGCGAGAGACCTAGCATGTTTTCTACCCACTCCTCCATTTGGAGGTAGCAGTGGAGGGCGAGTTGGTGGTTTTGTTTTAACCAATAATTTTCACATTCGGTGTCGAGTTCACGTACGGCTTTGAGTCGGTCACTGATTTTGTTCATGAGGTCGTGCACGTGTTCTTCATCGAACCGCTGCATTTCAGCTTGAAACTGTTCTTGGGTTTCCATTGCGGAACCTTTCTGTAGGGGGGGAAGTTGCTTCCCTGTTTACACCTTTTAGTATACTATACTCACTTCGGTGTGTCAAGTTTTGGTGTTTGTGACCTTGGCCACTGGTGTAGGTTTGCGGTTGCGTGGTAGGCAATCAAATTACCCGTCGTGGCTTCCGCCTACACCTTTTATTTTACCACATCTAGTGTGGTTTGTCAAGCTAGAATCTTGTGATCTTTTTCACTTCTAGCGGTATCGGTGGCGATTGGATTTTGGGGCTGGGGCTTCTTCTATGCTACCAGTCATGGTCCCTCGAAAATCTTTTTTCGCTTTCGATACTTTTTATTATACACACTCCATTATTGAGTGTCAAGTTCTTTCTTTGTGGTCTGTGCCACATTTTAGAACTTTTTTGTACCTGACACATTATCGAGTTTTCGTATATCTACCAGCGCTTTTCTGTGCTGTTGACCCCAGTATACATTCCACATTTGATTTTGGCAACCTCCGTTGTTGTGTTCTGCACCACAGTCTAGCAGTGCGCACTAGCCCCTATATACGGAAAAACGCCTTGACCAGCATGAAACTTTAAACTTAAACTTGAGACTTCAACCTTGCACCTACCTAGCCCCCGTAGGGGGCTAGGGGCAACCCCTTTCCCCTTGCGCACAATCATTAGTGAGTCTGCACTTTCTTTCCTTAGGCCACCCTTGGTCACCAAAGCTTTAATCCTTAGCCGAACGAAACTAAAAGGTGATGGTTTCGGCCCCAAAACCCACCCACACCGCGTTCAATCGCGCACAACCCTACGTCAACTGCGCACACTCGCGCACCCACCGCGGAAACACGCACGACACCCGATACCACGCGGACCACCCACGACGTGCGGTGTGGCGGCGCCGCGGCCTCCCGACCAACCCCTGCGGCCACCGCCACCAGGACACTTGACAAACCCGCGGAGCACGTTATAAACTACGACTACACCCACAGATAAGGAAAACAACAATGCGAATCACACCCGGCGATATTGCCACCGGACAAATCACCAAACGCGACTGGCTTGGGACCCAAGCCGAAATCCTACGCAACATCAATGGGGCCACCTACGCCACCGACGTAGCACTCACCACCCTCATTGCCACCGTATACGGCAACGACGACTTCTTGGCACTCCATACCGTACGAGAAGCTCTCCAAGCGGCAGAAAACGCAGCAGCACCACTCCGCGAAACAACAGGCTACCTGCTGGGCATCTTCACATACAACCCAAAACCAGACGAAATCGACCCCCACACACCCCCAGTATGCGACATGGACGCCGTGCGCACCCTCCACGCCTACGCGATGACTGTTGAAAACAGCCTGTCAGCTGCAACCCAGCGACTCAAGACGGCCCTGCGCCAGCAGCAGTGGTGACGCTAACTCCGCCCATATGCGCCCATATGGATTCCGCCCATACAGGATTTACAATCCCCGCCCATAGACTAAACACCGCCCATACAGAAAGGAACGAAAATGCCATTTAACCTATCAGACCCCGAGGATGTAGCTAAAGGTCTACTTATCCCCGAAGAATGGTTAAACTTCCAAGATAGAATTCTTGCACGCATTGACCTCGCTAACAACGCTATCGCTGGAATCATGCTATACACGGCGCGGAAAGACTGGGACAACGCCTGTTGGAAACTTTCTACAGGTCACGAATTACTCATAGATGCTGAGCATGCTCAAGGTGGCCTGGTTACAATCAGCACCTACTTATTACAGATCATTCAGGACATGCCCGAGGTGGACAATAATATTCACCAAATCTTTGAGAAAAGCGGTTTACAAACCCTCCACGACTATGTGGGAATTACATACCACAACCTTAAAGCAGCAATTGACCGACTCGGAAGATTTGCATAAAAGACAAAAGCAATACCACAAAAATTAGGAAGATCAATGCTAATCGAAGACTCACTCCCAACAGCAGAAGAAATCTACCGCGGGAACATTCCTGAGTATAAATGGGACAAACTGTATGACCACCTCGACTTCCTCACTACCGAAACAACGCGGCTGACTACTAAGGGACAATTTCTTCTCGCTGTTAGGCCGGTTTTCCAGGGGAATCTAGGGGTCAGGTCTTACCTGCGGGAAGCTGAACTAATGGAACTAGGGGCGAGGCGGTTTTCCGCCTAACCAAACACGAGTCGCAGCCCAGTGGAAAGTAGAACCACCAAAGCCACCATTTCGCTTCTATTATGTGGAGAGACTACGCCGCTATATCAGTGGGGAATTAATTGGGAAAATTGACAACCTGCTAAGTGATCTTCAAAAAGAATACCGATATTACAAAAAAGAATATCCGCATTACAACCCCATCCTTGACGACATTGTACAAACCAAGTAAAATAGAAACCAACAAGCCGGAAAACGGTTTACAAGAAAGGAAGCCACAATGGCAACCATTGTCACCCCCGACCAAATTCAGTGGCATAAACCCTATAAGCTTACCGCGGAACAAGTCGGGCAAATCCATACCCACACCCTGAAAACCCGAACCCCCATTAAGGCGTACAAACTTCAAAAAGCCATCGAAAACTACCAGGCGATACAGGACAAGGCATTCCAACGCGACCACGGGGCCAGCATCTGCCGCTACTGGGAAGACGGCGCCGCTGAACTAGGCAAACTCAACCAGTACGGTGTCATGATCGGCAATGCCTACTTCCACTCCACCAACCAAGAAGACCTAGAAACTGGCATTTTTGATACCATCCTAGGCGACACCTGGCGACAAGCCCTACACGTGCACGACGTAGAAGACTTTCAGGAAATCCTTACGACCATCCAAAACGAAACAGGGAACCCTGATCCCAAGCTAGACTTGGGTACCTGGACACACCCAAAAACTGGTGAAACCCGCTTGTACATCAACAACTGGCTGGAACTTTGCGGGGTAAAAACCGTGAAAAACTATGGCCGGATCGAACATGCCGAGTTCGAGGGCCGGCAAATCCCCGGCTCCCGGTTAGATGCTTTCACCCGCGGTAAAGTTTGGCTGGACGAAAAAGACAATATCCATGTGAACATCCACCGGCGGGTTGAAGCCTACCTTGCTGAAGACGTTATCCGCATGCACATCAACGCCGTACGGTACCATAACCAAGGACTGATTTAACATGCCAACAGAACTTGACGCTAAATGGCGTAAAGCACGAAAAACCCATAAGTGCAGCATGTGCACTGGAACCATCCCCCGCGGTGAAACATACCACTGGTTCAAATATGTTGAAAGCCTCGGCCTGTACGAACTGAAAATCTGTGAGCCCTGTAGCAACATTTTCCTTGAGGTCGCGTCCTATGTGGACGATTGGCGTTATGTTAACGACGAAGGTATCGGCTTCGAGGACTACGAAGAATGGGCAACCGACACCGACTATCCCGACACCCCCGAAAAACAAGCCTGGCGTCAGCGTTCAGGTTGCATCAGATACGATGAGGAAGACCAATGATACTCGATATGACCTGCGGGGCACGCCTTATGTGGCACCAGAAGCACCACCCTGACGCGGTATACTGCGACATTCGCCAAGGCACTGAAACCCTGTCAGACGGCCGGGAAGTCCACATCAACCCCGACCAGGTAGCGGACTTTCGCAGGTTACCGTTCCCAGATGAAACATTCACCCTCGTCAACTTTGACCCCCCGCACCTCACCAAAGCCGGGAGCACTAGTTGGCTGGCAAAAAAATACGGGGTACTCTTCACCACTTGGGAAGAAGACCTCAAAGCTGGCTTCGAAGAAGCATTCCGCGTGCTCAAACCCGAAGGCGTGCTTACCCTTAAATGGTGTAGTGAGCACATCCCCTTGGGTCGCGTTTTAGAACTCTCACCTTACCCGCCACTCTACGGCACCAGGCAAGGCCGCAAAGGCGCAACAACATTCACCGTCTTTCAAAAACCAGGAACCACCAATGATGAACAACCAAAATAACACCTTCGACTGGTTCTCATACCAGCTAAGTGACTACACCTGGCAGCACTTCAACCTGATGAAACAAATCAAGGTCACCAATAACCCTAACCTAGGCCGTGGCGATGCGATAAAAGTACTAGAACAAGCCGAAACACTACACGCCAGCCTTGTTCCCCTGCTTGAAGAAATCGAAACCGCCATGGGGGGCAGGCCCGATGACCCGGATTTAGAAATCACCCCCACCCGCTACCTGTACTATTCCGTTTGGGCTGATACCATCTGCCTAGGCAGCCGGATTGAAGCCCTTATCCGCTTCATCGAATGGGTGCTGAAAAATGACCCGCAATAATAATTGGGGGCCGTTCCACGGCGTCGACCTGGAAACCACCTACACAGGGTGTTTCACCATCGGGGGGGATAAACAGTATTTTGAAACCTGGTGGTCATACCCAGCGATAACAGGCATAGACTCCGTGTTCAAAGTTATTACTCGCCTGGACAAAAGCCCCCTTTTCCCCCTTGGGGAGCGGAAAATGAAAATCCACTATCATTACCGGGACCCGAAGCGGAAACGGTCAAAAACACTCACCTTCGGGTGGGACCCCATGCATCCCAAAAATGTGGAAAAACACAAGTACCTAAGTGAAGTATTTGGTAAGTCATGGAAAGACGCAGTGCGATTTCATATGAAAATGTACGAACAATTCTGGGAGGACTAAAATGTTGGAATATTGGCTATTAAATGATAAAAAACTTGAAGCCCGCACCTCATTGCTAGAACTTGAAGATATGCGGGTGATGAGGGACTACCATAAAAACGGCAAACGCCACATTGTATTCAACCACGGGGAGAATGTATTCTATGTAACAGAAACCCTAAGCCGGAAAGGAAAGAATATTGTTCGTGTGAAAGATGCAGCCACCGGGATTATTCTGCTACAAATCACCTACAACACAAACCACTGGGAAGACTTACAAGACATTATTCTCCGCGCTGCAGTGTACTTCTATCCGGTATCGACCATTGGGCAAAAACAAATGGAAGACGCAGGTTTAACATTTGTCAACAACACAGTGGTGGCGGAAAATAGTTGATAAAACTAAGGTCTCCAGGGTATAATCAATGCATCTAACCTCTTCATAACCCCGGAGACCACATTGGAACCCAGCCAAGAAGTCCAGGAAGTGCTGGACACGATTCACCAAATTGTTCAAAGAGAAAAGGCAAAACAGCACCGGAAAGCCCAGGCGAAAAAGATTTGTAAGAGCGTCATATTCCCCGGTGTTATGATCTCGCTGTCTATCCTGTTCAGTCCCCCGCTTTTGGGTGCGTCAATGAGTAAAGAATGGGCTTGCGTCGCCTACTACACTATTGCTTTTATCTGCATCGGCTATATCATTATTACCAACTCGATAAGGACACTGAAAGAAAAATGAAAACGAAAATTATTAACACTTTGAAAACCTGCTGGTCAACCATCCAAAACCGGCTCACCCCCCTGTCTGATCCTGAGGGTTACCCCACCTACACTTCTGGGTTTTTCACCGCATCCGGCCTCACCCTCATTACCGCCGGTGTGGCAAGCATCTTCAACACTAATTTTGGTTTGTTTTTCGCTATGGTGTCCAGTGTGACGGCGCTCATGGCCACTTGGCACCTGCTGGAAGACCCACGGCTACACGCCTCGCCGCGGCACATCACCGCGGAAGAAGCATTCCTCCCCAAAGAAGACAAGGAAGCCTAGTGGCAGAACTTGTTTACAATCACCGCGGTGTACAACTCTACCGCGGTGACGCGCTCCAAGAACCATATTTATGGACACTCTCCCCCACACCGCTATTTCTACTCACAGACCCACCCTACGGGATGAATACCAACCTTCGGCACCGCAAAATAGGCAGCCCCAAATTCACCCCTATGATTGGGGACGAAGACACAGTTGTTCGAGACCACATGCTTCAAATTTGGCGTGAACAGCAAGGCGGGCCAGGGCTAGTATTCGGCACCTGGCGTAAACCAAAACCAGTTGACACCCGAAACGTTATCACCTGGTGCAAAGGCAACAGCCCAGGCCTAGGCGACCTACGTGTTCCGTGGGGCAGCGCAACGGAAGAAATCTATTTGATCGGCGACGTCAACCCCGACCTGTTCCAAGGCCCCCGGGTAGTGAACCATCTCACCATGGACACCATCAACTCACAAGCCAAAAACCGACCAAACCACCCCACGCCAAAACCCGTAGGCCTCATCATGCGGCTAATGGAAAAAATCAGCCCCTACACCACCATTGTTGACCCATTCGCAGGGTCCGGTGCCATCCTCCGCGCCGCACAACAATTAGGCCGTGGAGCAATCGGGGTGGAAATCAACCCAGACTATGCGGCCGAAGCCGCCAAACTACTAGAAGAAGATGCCAAAAACCTATGAACCAGACCTATCTTGAAACCAACGCGAAACTCTCTCAACCCCACACCGCGGAAGAAATCACCGCACTAGACGCCAAAGCAGCCCGCGAATACTTCCTCGAAAACATCAACCAAAACACCGTGTTCTTCCATACCCTGGAAGAAAAGATAAACCACCTCACCAGCATGGGGGCGTGGGATGAATCCGTCCTAGAAGAGTACTCATTTGATGAAATAAAACAACTCTTTAGGCAGGCCTACGCCTATAAATTCCGGTTCCCCAATTTCATTGGGGCCTACAAGTTCTACACCTCATATGCGCTGCGCACCCCTGACGGGTCCCGCATTTATGAACGCTTCGAAGACCGCGTAGTGCTCAATGCTTTAGCATTCAGTGAAGACTTTGACCACGCGAAACAAGTTGTTGATCTCATCATGACCGGCAGGTTCCAGCCCGCCACCCCCACCTTCCTCAACGCCGGTCGGGGCCAAGGTGGACAGCCCGTGTCTTGCTTCCTACTCGACGCCGACGACAATATGGAGGCCATTGCCAACGTTATTAAAGACAGTCTACAACTCTCCCGCCGCGGTGGTGGGGTGTCAATCAACCTCACCGACCTGCGGGAAAACGGGGCCCCAATTAAAAACCATGCGGGGGCAGCCCGCGGGGTTATCCCCGTTATGAAAATTTTGGAAGATATTTTCAGCTACGCGGACCAGCTAGGGCAACGCCAAGGTGCCGGCGCCGCCTACCTACACGTCATGCACCCCGACATTATGGCTTTTTTGGACACCAAGCGGGAAAACGCGGACGAAAAAATCCGCATCAAAACCCTATCGTTAGGTGTGGTTATCCCTGACGTGTTCATGCGGAAAGCCAAGTTGGGTGAACACGTTATGCTTCCTAGCGTATACGACCTACAACAGGCCGGCTACGGGTGGCTCAGCGGCATTGATTGGGAAAAACAATACGATGAGGTGGAGAAAAACCCCCTCGTCAGCAAAACATACATTGACCCCCGCCAAGTGTTAGCCCGTATTGCACAAATCCAAATGGAGTCCGGCTACCCGTTCATCGTATATCAGGATGCAATGAACCGCGGTAACCCCGTGCCACAGCTAGGGCCAATCCGCTTCAGCAACCTATGCACAGAAATCGCTCAAAGCTCAATGCCGGGGGAATTTCACCCCGATGGCACACTTAAACATATTGAAACGGATTTTGCCACCGCTTGCAACCTGGGAAGTTTCAATATTCATCACATGCTGGTGCTGCTGGAATCGGGGCAGAAAGAAGAGTTTGAGAAATCAGTTAGCACTGCTGTACGGTTCCTCAATGAGGTAATTTACCAATCTGACCTGTCCTGCTCACCACTTGTCGACGCTGGAAACCGGCTTAAAAGCGCCATTGGGTTAGGGCAAATGAATTTGCATGGTGCTCTGCTCCACCGCGGCATGTCCTATGATTCAGACCAAGCCCGCGAACTCTTCGACAAATACATGGCACACATCACATTCTACGCGATCAAAGCCTCTAACAAACTCGCCGAAGAAGAAGAATTTTCTTTCACAATTCGGGACCTTAACAGCTCCGAAATTATCAAACAACAGTCCGCTTACCTGGATAAACTTACGCCTCTGCTGGAAAAGCACTTCCATCCCGAAGAAGTTGCAGACCTCAAACACCGCGTTGAAACATTCGGTATTTGGAACCTGTATTTGCAGGCTATTCCCCCCACTGGCTCAATCTCTTATATCAATAATTCTACTCCCTCAATCCACCCCATTGTTGATCCAGTGGAAATCCGTAAAGAAGGCAAAATTGGCCGTATCCATTCCCCAGCCTTCGGTTTGCCTCAGTGGATGGAAAAAACCGGCAACCAACCAGTGGAAACCGCCTATTCTTTGGGCTGGAAGCCTATTATTGACATGTACGCTGTAGCACTACCATATGTTGACCAGGCTTCCAGCCTCACCCTGTTTTTCAAAGAAGGCATTACCACGCGGGATATTAACAAAGCCCAAATCTACGCCTGGAAAAAAGGCATCAAATCCCTGTACTACACCCGGATTCGGCAAACCGAACTCACCAGTCGAAAACAAGCAGTTGAGACCTCGGAAGAGTGTGTGGCGTGTGTCCTGTAGCGACATCGAAACGCCGCGGGGTGCGGGTAGATTCGATCACCTGGTATGAAGACGGGGAAGTGGTTTGGTCTCGGTTTCACAGTGAAACCATTATCCGGGCCTGCCGTTTCCTCCCCCTCACATTCCCCTACGTGGCGGAAACCACAGAAAATATTGATTGGATTTACAAAAACCCGTCGCTATTTACCGCGTTTCAGAGTATAGTGGCGGATAACCACCTACCACAGAACGATGTTGCCGGCACCGTGTTTTTCGGCGGAAAAAACACAATTTACATGGATACCATTATCCCCATCTACCAGATGCTTTCCACCCTGGTGCAGGCAATAGATTCGCTTGAAGAAGAAAGGCAAAAAGAAAAATGCTATATGACCTTGCGCAGGGCTTGCCGGAAGGCATCGAAGAACTTTGGGGAGTTCAGCGCGGATCAAGCGTTAAGGCAGTCGATTGGAACCATCCTCACCGCGGAATTGACCTAGATGTGTGGCAAAAGCAAACCTCGAATTTTTGGTTGCCGGAGAAAATCCCGCTGTCCAATGATCTGAAAACCTGGAATCTTTTGGATGAGGACACGCAGCGAGTAGTGACGCACTCGCTGGCGTCACTCACCCGGCTGGATACGCTACAGGCGGAGTTCGGTGCCCCCTGCTTGCTGTCCAGTCCAGGGGTCACCCCGCACGAATCCGCGAACCTGTCGTTTATCACCGGCATGGAGGCTGTGCACGCGCGTTCATATTCGTCTATTTTCTCCACCCTGTTGCCTTCGGACAAAATTCAAGAAGCTTTTACCCTAGCGGACGTGGACGGTTTGCTTTCCGCGGAGATGGATTTGTTCATGGCCATTTACCAGTCAGGGCAGATTGAGTATTTCACAGACAGCCTACCGGGTTCAACACTCACCGCGGTAAAAGCGGCAACCAGTGTGATGTTAGAATCGTTCCTGTTCTACACAGGCTTCTACCCGGTGTTGAAGTTAGCTGTGGAGGGGAAGCTCACTAACACCGCGGACATTATCCGGCTTATCATGCGGGACGAAGCTGTGCACGGGTTTTATATTGGTGGGATTTTTGAGCGCATCCGCGAAGAAACGTTGGAGGAAGAACCCGAGCTTTGGGAGCGGATCGAAGAATATATTGAAGAAACCATCAAGGGCCTGTTCGATGCTGAAAAGCAACGCATTGAACAGTACTACTCGTGGTCTGATACGTGTAAACAGTGGATTCCCGACGCACTGCAATTCCTTGGCTATAACGCTAAAATGGCTGGAAGTAACCTTGGTGACAGCGACTACGCGGGGCTCATTGGCGATTATGGCAATAACGTTTCTTCAGTTATCCTTTCGCAGCTTTCTACGGTTTCGGATGAAAACCACGACTATTTTTCCGGCTCCGGTTCCGCATACGTGGTTGGCACTGTGGAACAGGTCACTGACGACGACTGGGACTAGACACAACCCAATATATTTGGTAGAGTAGGGTATAGCAGAAAGGAAAACACATGTTTGAAATCACCTATGCGGGGCCAGAATTTGCTATCAAAGGCCCCGCCAGTGACACCACATTCCACAAAACCATGGAAGCCCTAGGCGGTATCAATCGTCAGTTCGGCACTTATTATTATCCCCTCACCCTATCCAAACTCCAAGAACTCTATCTAGCGCTCAAACCCTACGGAAAAATCGGCATGGACCAGGCCATGCAAACCGCGGTAAAACGCCTCAAAAACGGCGAAATTCTCCACCTCACCACCAATGCGGAGCTAGAAAATTACCAGCTCAACTACCATGTTGAACTGGAAGCCCCGAAAATAGCCGCGGCGCTCAAAGACTACCAAAAAACCGGTGTCGGATTCCTCACCACCCACAAGTCAGCCTTGCTTGCCGATCACCCCGGTTCCGGTAAAACCCTTATGGCCATTACCACCATGATAAACGCCAACGTCACAGGCGATATTCTGGTGTTGGCACCATCCATTGCCGCCACCGTGTCCTGGCCAGAAGAATTTGAACAATGGGGGCCCCTCCAAGACGAATACCTAGTTGTGGAAGGCACCGCGAAACAACGCGAATTCAAATTAGGCAAGCTCCGCACCGCACCAACAGGCAAACGCCGTTGGTTCCTCTGCAACCATGAAATGGCCAGGGCAAAATACCACGGGCCCGAAAGCACAGATGAAAAAGGCTGGTACGAATACCACTGGAAACATTTATTCTTCCACGACTACATGGTAAGTGAGCCAAAAATCCCCCGCAGGTGGGCCGCTATCATTATTGACGAATCCCACCGCTGCCTGGTGACGAAAAAATCCCAGGCCTGGAAGCAACAACAAACACGCTGCGGCATGGGGAAACTCCAAATCAAACCAGGCGGCCGTAAAATCGCAATGTCCGGTACCCCATTCCGCGGGAAAGTAGAAAACCTGTGGGGAACCCTCAACTGGCTTGACCCAGAGCAATACACCAGCCTTAACCAGTGGAATAGATACTATTTTGACGCCAAACCCGGCTACTGGGGTGGGATAGAACTAGGGGAGCTCACCGAGGTGAAAGAACGGGAACTCTTCGATGAACTCTCCGACTACATGATTCGCCGCACCAAAGCGGAAATTATGCCAGATTTGCCCCCGAAATCTTACGCAGGGCACATGCTCCCCGGTGTTGACGCGGCCCCGCAACTCAAACAAGGGTTTGTGGGGCACTGGCTGCCAATGGCTGGGAAACAGAAAAAAGCCTACGAGGAAATGGCGGAACTAGCTCTAGCGCACCTTGACAGTGGTGACCTCATGGCCAACGGTGTGCTAGCTGAACTCACCCGCCTAAAACAATTCGCAGGCTGCTACGGCCGGTTGGAAATCAAAGAAATCACCACCGGGGGTTTCGCTGATTTCATAGAAGAGTTCAAACCCAGCCTCCCGTCCAATAAATTCAGTTGGCTACTGGAATTCCTGGAAGAACGCGGAATCTATAAAAACACCACAGCCCGAAGCATGGACGATGCGAAAATCGTGGTTGCCAGCCAATTCACCAGTGTTATTAACCTGTTCCACGCGGAACTAAACAAGAAAGGTATCAAGTCCTACCGCATTACCGGGGAAACCCCCAACGCCGAGCGGAAACTGTTTGTCCAAGAGTTCCAAAAACCCACCGGTGTGCAGGTCATGTTTGTCAACACCAAAGCTGGCGGTGTGGCACTCACTCTAGACCGCGCCGATGAACTAGTGATCCTTGATGAAACATTCATCCCCGATGACCAAGAACAAGTGGAAGACCGTATTCACCGCACTAGCCGCGTGCACAACGTTATCATCCACTATGTGCGTAGCCTAGGCAGTGTGGAAGAATCAATCGCACTCACCACCATCAAACGGGATGTGAGCCAGAAAATCCTACTTGACGGCTACCGCGGCGTTGATGTAGCCCGGCAAATCTTAAGTGAGAAAGGAATGAAGCAGTGAAGCCACTAACCTTGTCCGCTTCCCAGCGGAGTATGTTTAAGCAATGCCAAAAAAAGTGGTGGTACGCCTACATGGACAACCTAGAACCGGTGTCCGAACGCAGCACCGCGCTATGGTTCGGCATTGGTATCCATTTGGCAATGGAAAAATACTATATCCCCGGCACCGACCGCGGTACCCCGCCATGGGAAACCTGGGCTCAGTACTGCGAGGACACCCGCAAAGAAGGGTTATACATCAGTGTGAAAGGCGGGAATGGGGAAGAAGACGTCTACAATTCCGTTGACGCCTTAAAACTTGGTGACGCCATGTTACGTCACTATGTGGATTTCTACGGGCCCGAAGAACATATTGAAGTTATCTCCCCCGAATTACCGTTCAACGTGTCCGTGCCGCATATGGAATGGCAGTGGAACGCGGCAGGCGACGCTGTAATCTCCAGGCTTGAACCTTTCGGCTTTTTCCGTGGTGTGATGGATTTAACATTCAGGGATTTGCGGGACGGCACCCTATGGGTCAAAGATTATAAAACCTGCTCCAGCCTAGGCTATGGTCGGAATCAATTCTTACCCCTTGATGACCAAGCTGGTGCCTACTATGCCATTGCTGAACACTACCTGCAGCAAAAAGGCCTTATCAAGCAGGACGAACACCTCCGCGGTATCATCTACGACTATTTGGTAAAGCGTGCCCCCGATACCAGGCCTCGCAACCAAGATGGTCTAGTATGCAACAAGCCACTAAAAGCCGACTATATTGCTGTACTCGCCGAAAACGGACACAAAGGACTTGACAAACTTAAAGTGAGTCAGTTACAATCATTAGCAGAACAAGCCGGGATCGAGGTTTTCGGCAAGGTTTCCAAAAACCAACCCACACCAACACTCGAACGAGTGAAAGTGTACCGGAGTAAAACCCAACTGAAAACCCAAATTGAACGCATCAAATCCGACATGGAAGCGATGAGTTTAGTCCGAAACGGTATCGTTCCAGCAAGTAAAAACCCAACAAAAGATTGCGCCTGGTGCCCCTTTAACGAACTTTGTATCCTCGATGAAGATGGACGTCAAGACGAAAAAATGAAAAATCTTTTGTACCGAATCCGAAAGGAACACTAATGAGTATTGCACCAGCAAATTTCCTGGTCACCTATTTCATCCGCGATGAAATCACCAACGCTAATAAGCCGAACAAGTATGAGTACCAGACCCGGGACACCACCGCGGTCCGCGCCGTCAACAGCCTTGTTCGTGAACTCAAGGAAGCCGGCACCATCAAGAAGGCTAGCGAGCTTGTAATCCGCGAAGTTCGCGTCGTCCCGGGGGTGTAAAAACAATGTTAAGCTGCAAGGTTGACTTCAACGATATGCTGCAAAACCCAGAAACCGGGGTGACGTCATGGATGCGAATATTCAAAATTGATGGTGACCCTAAACGCATCTGGGTACAGGCCGGCTATCAAATGGATAACGGCGGCTGGTATGAGTCAGACGACATTGAACTGTCCAACAAAATCCTCGAAGCCCTTGCAGCACACAACTACCGTGTCGTCGTTTTAGAAGGCACCATCCCCACTGAATATTTCACCGCGGAACAGCTAGAAGTTCTCTACTCTGAATTTTACGTTGAGAAAACCGTCCCCGACGTGAAGAAACCAACCGCGGAAGAAATCATCGAACGCGAAGTTGAAGAAATTGAACGCAAAACCCGCGAAGAAGCCAAAGGATTAAGCTTCGAGGAAATCATGGCACTGCTTCAAGCTGAAGACGCGGAAGCAATGCGGAGCGATTTGAAAAATGATGACAACTCTAATAATTCTGATGGTCACAATGACCACGATGACCCTAGTAAACCTAGTGAACCTGACAACCATGATGAACCGAAACCGCAACCAGAAGACCAAGAAGAACCATAAAACCAACTAGCCCAAAAAGAAAGGATGCATCATGAGTTTATTTGATGACGTAGAGCCCGTCGACGACAAAATCACCAGCATCAACGTGCTACTCTACGGCCGACCCGGTGTAGGCAAAACCTACTTCGCAGGGCAAGGCCTAGCCCACGGCAAACGAAACCTCATTCTCTCATTCCCCGGCGAAAACATTGGTTCCGCAGCCCGCGGCGGTGGGCAAACCAACGTGGCGAAAATCACCAGCTGGGAACAGCTGGAAGGCTACCTCAACGACATTGAAGACCGACCGGACTATTTCGACTGGATTATTGTTGATTCCCTCACCTCACTGCAACTGTGGGTACAAGCAACCCTGCAGAAAATGGTGTCGGAACAACACGAACAGGCCAGCGCCTACCAAACCAACAATTCGAACCCACGGCGGTTCGTGCGCACGCAACAGTTGCGGTACGAAGATCAAGAACGCCTCCGCTACATTGTTGACCGCCTGGTTGGTAGCGACGCCAATGTGCTATTCCTGGCGCATGAGATGGAAATCTGGAACCCCCAAGGCACCGCGGAACTAGGCCCCATGATCGAAGGCGGCCGCGGAAAGTTAGCTGCCCTCATCTGTAGCCGAATGCAAATTGTGCTGCACCTGACCATTCAGGGGAGCGTGAAAATCCGCGGGAAAGAATACAAAAACCTGCACCGGTTTGACGCCGCCACCCAGGAAGGCAAACTCACCCGTGATAATGTGGGGGTGTTCAAAAAACCCTACTACACCTACAATCTGACCCTGGGGAAATTTACTCAGATGCTGCTTGATGCATCCGAAGCCACCATTGATAACCCTGTCGCCACTAAGAAGGAAGAAGCCTAAACCATGAAACTAAACCTCCGACTTGACCTGAAAGCCGTTGCCGAAGCCGCACGCCGCGCCAAGAACATTGGTGGCTACGATGGTCCCCCGCCGCCAAACGGCCGCTACCGCACTGAACTTGTCAACCTGTCAGTTGACACCGACAAAAACAACAAACCAATCATGATCGCGCAAATGCGAATCAATGAACCCTTAGAGCGTGGCGGCAAAAAGAACCCGCTCGCCGAATTTAACGGCTTCACCTACTGGAACCGCTTTGACCTAGAACTTGACCCCACCGACCAATATTTTGATATTCGTGTTGGCAGCATTGACGATTTTGTCCGCGAGGTTACAGTTGGTCGGTACGGCGTGGTGGACTTCCTCCAAATGAGTGGGGCAGACAATGGTCTTGGTACCAAGGTTGAAACCACCCGGGACGGCAAAAAACATTTCACAGTCGTCACCCGTATTGGTGAAGTAGAACTAAAACCAGGTATCATGATTGATGTTAAATCCAAGCTTTCCACCCAGGTGAACAAGTCAACAGGACTTCCTTACGCGAATGTCCAGTGGATTTTCCGCAGCAACGAATCCTTGATTGCGGAAGAAAAATACACCAGTCAGGTTGAAGACAGTACCCCGGCGGTGGAAGAAGAGCCCGAAAACTTCCCGGAGCCGGAGAACGCGATCGAAAATTTCACCACTGACCCAGGTGAAATCCTTGACAGTGACGTACAAGACGATGACAATTCAGAAGAATTCATCGAAATTGACGACGCGGCTTTAGGACTGGAGTAAACCATGGGGCATGAAATCAAGTTCTATAAGAAGGAAAACTGCCCCGCTTGCGTTGCGGCACGGCACTATATTTCCGAATGCGGGCTCCCAAACGGCTGGTATATTACCGAACTAGATGCAGAAGCGCACCTTGACTTCCTGCATTTAGCAGGTGCCACAGCGGCCCCGGTAATCATCTTCCCCGGCGGAAACATGATCACTGGCTGGGGGGAAACCCAAAAGGAAACCTTTAACCGGGTAATTAGTATTACCCGGGAACTCCAGGAAAACTAACATGTAAACCCCAACAGGACCTGTTTTTGTTGGGGTTTTCACGTACTTAAGGCGATTTATTATGCGTTTTATCAATCTCCACGGTCACACGTCATTCTCCAACCAGGACGGCCACGGCACCCCACAACAGCATGTTGAACGGGTGAAAGAGCTAGGCATGTCAGCTATTGCGCTAACTGAACACGGCAACACTTCCTCCCACGTCCAGCTGGAACAAGCCGCCACCAAGGCCGGGATTAAACCCATTTATGGGTGTGAACTGTATGTGGCGTTACCAAAGACCCGCGCGAAGTTTCACCAAACCGTACTCGCCATGAATCAAGACGGCTATCGGCAACTCAACCGCTTAGTGTCTGCTGGTTGGCGGGAAACGTTTGCTGGATCTATGAGTGTGAACCCCCGCGATTTACTGAAGCCGGCAAGCGTCAGCGGGCTTATTGTTTTATCTGGCTGCGCGGATAGTTGGCTATCGTGTTTGCTTGCTGGGGGGAAAAGTCTAGGGCCGAAACTCAACCTCGCCGCGGGGGTGGACAAGTCAGAACTTAACCAGCGGTTTGAAAAAGCCTTATATTTGGTTGATGCGTTCCAACGCTGCTACGGGGACCGTTACTACCTGGAATTACAGCCGTTTTCCTACTATGACCGCACCTGCTACCTCAATGAACAATTACAGGCCTTATCGGAGAAAACCGGTGTTCCACTAGTGGCCACGTGTGACGTTCATTATCACGAACCCGGCGGTTGGCGGGTACAGCAATTGGCGAACGCTTTAGGGTGGGGAAAAACATTTGAGGAAGTGGGGGCAAACCGTGATTACGCAGTATCGGAATGTACTTTTCCCGAAAGTGACGAATATCTCACCAAGCGTTTGTTAGCGGCGCATGTTACCGCGGAGAACGCGGAAATAGCCATTGATAACACCCGGGTCATTGCCGACCGGTGTAATGTCACATTGCCGAAAACCAACCCTATTCGGGTGAGCTTCAACGCTGACGGTACCGATTCCACCGCGGTAGAACTACTCAAACAATCACTGCTTAAAGGCCTACAGTTCCGGTTCCACAATTTCCCCGAATTTGCCGCGCACTACAAAGCACACTCCAGTGAATACAAAGCCCGCATCAATAAGGAATTCGGTGTCATCCAGGCAAAAGGTTTCGCCGATTACTTCCTCATCAATCAGCAGATTATTTCCTGGGCTAAAAACCAGGGGATTGTGGTTGGCCCTGGTCGCGGGTCTGCAGCTGGTAGCCTAGTTTGCTATCTTCTGCAAATCACTGAAATCAACCCAATGCTTTACCCCAACATGCTGTTTGAACGCTTCCTTGACCCAGGCCGTGAAGACGCACCCGACATCGACACGGACTACCAAGACTCTAGGCGTGGGGAAATTTTCGACTATGCCAGGGCCACCTACGGGGAAGAGAATGTGGGTAACATTGGGAATTTCAACCGCTACCGTGGGAAAACCGCGGTGAAAGATACAGCCCGCGCGTTACGAATCCCCCTGGCGAAAGCGGAACAATTCGCTAGTTTTATCGGGGACACTCCACATGGTTCTCCGCGGGAATTTAATTCTGCGGAAGATGCCACTACGGCGTTCCACATTTGCAGCAAGATGATCCAGCAATACCCTAACTGGCAGCTGGCATTTTCCCTGGAAGGGGACCAGAAAACCATGGGTGTGCATGCTGCTGGAATGGTGCTGTCGAACAGCAAAATTTCGGACACTTGTGCAATCTACCGTCGGAAAAAAGCCGGTGAAGAAGATTACAGTGAGATTATCGCTTTTGATAAGCGTGATGCCGCATATTTGAACATGTTGAAACTTGACTGTTTGGGGCTGTCCACTATGACGTTGGTGGGGGATGCTATCGACATGATCGAGGGGGTGAGCTTGCAAGATATTTACCGCCTTACCCCTGATGATCCGAAGGTGCTTCAAAAGTGGGTTGACGACGATTTGACGGGGGTTTTTCAGTTCGAGGGGGCGACTACCCGGAAAATTGTTCAGCAGGTCTGTACGGGCCCGGAAGGGACGAATTTTAGCGTACTATCGGATATCAATGCTCTGTCACGGCCTGGTGCCATGACCAGCGGTATGACAGCGCAATACATCAAAGTAGCGAACGGGGCTCCCCCGCGGTTTATCCACCCTGTCATTGACCAATTACTTGCTGACACGAATGGCTGTTTGGTGTACCAGGAACAGGTGATGCGGATTGGGAAAGAATTTGGGGGATTGTCAGATCATGAAATCGGTCGCCTTCGGAAGATCATTGGGGCTAAACAGCAAGGCGGTGCGTTCGAGGCGTTTTGGGTGAAGTTCCGCGATGGCGCTAAGACGCTACATGGCGTCGATGAACAGCTTTCCCGAAAAGTGTGGGATTGGATGGCTGCGTCATCCAATTACCTTTTCAATATTGCACACGCGGTGAGCTATACAACGATCGCGTATTGGTGTGCATGGCTAAAAACCTATTATCCGCTGGAGTTTTATGTGGCCGCTTTGCGGGTTGCGAGTGGAAAGGGGAGTGTGAAGGGGAAGATGTCCCCGGAGAAAGTGCTATTGCTTGATGCTGTAAAGCACGGTGTAAAGGTGTTGCCACCTGATATTACTAAGTGTGGCCCTGATTGGTCCGCGATGGAAGCTGGCGGCATTATGGGGGGGCTTAAACAAATTAAAGGTTTAGGTGCAAAAACCACGGCAAATATCATGGATTATATGGCAAGCCATGAGGTAAAGGGTTGGTTTGATTTGCAAAAGGCTGTTCGGGGTCTTGGCCCGAAGACGGTGCAGCGCTGTCAAGCGTTTTGTGAATCTTCTGACCCGTTCGATTTAAGTTTGCCTTCGCGGGTCGCTGTTGCGGTAACGAAGGAAGTAAGGTGGGCTGTTGACCCGTTAACCGCGGAGAAGTTGCAAAAGTTTGACGGCCAAGAGGTGCAGTTTGCGGGGCAGGTTTTGTCAGTGACACATATTAATGTGGTAGCTGATCTTGCGGAGCGGAAAGGGATTCCCCGCGCTGAGGTGTTGGAGAATTTGAAGCAACCTGATTTTGCAACCAGGGCCCGAGTGATTGCGCTTGACCCTTGTGGTGCTGAATTTCGGCT